ATGAAACTTACAGAAAAATTCTTAAAATCCAAAAATAAGGACACCGAAGGGCGATCTCATAAGGATTTTCCAGACGGAAATGGGCTATTAGCCCGTGTGTACGATAGTGGTTCGACAACGTTTTACTTTCGATTTAGATGGAAAGGTAAGCAAGCCATACTAAAGATTGGTAGCTATCCAGAAGTGAGCTTGAAGGATGCGCGAACAATTCACCAGGAACTTAGGTCCGGTATGGAGCTTGGAATAGATCCAAGAAACCGAGCCTTATCCCAAAGGTCAATGACCTTAAGAGAAGGTTATGAGTTTTGGTTTAATGGACACATAAAGCCAAATCGTAAAAGTCCGAATCTATTGGCGCGAAGCTTCGAACTACATGTACTTAATAAGTATGCCGATCTAGTTATTGATGAAATGACGATTGCAGAGTGGGAAAAGATCATAACAAAGAATGATAAGCCCGTTCTTAGCGGATACCTACTAACCGAATGCAAAGGGATGATCTCTTTCCTTATGCGTAAGCAGAAAATAACCAATGACAATATAAGACACATCATTGTTACGGACGTTGGTAAGAACGCCAATAAGCGTGATCGCGTATACACAAAGGGAGAGCTTAAAAAGGTTTTGGATTACTGCACAGACCAAAGTAAGCCAATTGAATGTCGATTACCGATGCTGATCATAATGGTTACTGGTTGTCGGGTTTCAGAGGTAGCGCTAGCAAAAAGAAGCGATTTCAATTTTAAAGATGGAATTTGGACCGTTCCAAGAGATAACAGTAAGAATAAAAGAAAGATAGTACGTCCGATCCCTGACTTCTTGCGCCCGTATTTTGACGAGCTTTATGAGTCACAGGGTAACCAAAAAATGTTGCTGATAAATAATCGTGGAACACCTATGAGTTCACAATGGTTATCAAGTAAATTGAATCGATTGAAATGGGAGATTGGCGTGGAGGGTATGATTCTGCATAGCTTCAGGCACACTCTAACCACCCAATACGCAAACCTGAACATACCGCCACATATCGCAGAAAAGCAATGTGGTCACGCACTAGTTGGAGTAATGGCTATATATAACCGAGCGGATTACTTGCAAGAACAGCTTGAAGCCATGGGTAAGTATGTGGCTTGGATCCAAGAATAGAAAAGGGGCCGATTGGCCCCTTTCTTTATTGTTAGTCGCACTTGTAAGCGTCAGCCATGAATGTCGAGCCCCAACCACCAGAGGCGCTTTTATTTACGATGTGGGTAGCACCAATCTGATATGCAGTATCTAGCACCTCGTTCTTGGCGTTATTAACTCCGACACTGTTGGCAAGGCCGCCCCACCCACTAGTGCCGTTTATCGGCCCTAAGTAAGCACAGCTAGCAACGTGATTTAAATCGGTGAATTGTATTGTACTGGCACCAGCGGAGGGGCTAGTCGCGCACCCTGACATTGATAACGCTAAGATGCAAAGAGATAGGATGTGTTTAATGTTCATGTGAAACCTTAGTGCGATTACCTTGATTGCATATAATATATGCGATAATCACACATAAGGGTATGGTGAGGTTCAAATATTTACGATCGCTTACCTATTGCTAACGTTCATCGTCACTTTTAAATGGGAGTGAAAACGTTTGTTAACAGTGTTGGCACTTACATTGCTCCATGTGATAAGGAAAGCTAGAATCTAACTCTGTAATCCAATCGCCATGATCATCACACCTGAATACTTGCCAAGGTAGACCGTACTCAATCATCCACTCAGCAATTTGCTTAGGAACTTCAATCATTACATTACCATCTGGAACAGCAACGCACCCCACGCTTCCTGTTGTAATCATATGGCTCAAGCGAAAGACTTTATCTTTAAGTAGCTCACACTCAAGCTTTAGTGCTTCATGCTCTTTATTCAATTTGGAGTATAAAGACTTGTACTTAGGTTCTGGCGCTAACTTCAATTTATCCCCCTAACTTGCTAGCTACTGAAGCTTGGACTCAATAATAGGAAAGGGCCGATTGGCCCTTTATTTTATTGTCATTCTTCTGTGGGCTTAAATGGGAGTGAAAACGTTTGTTTACAGTGGCGACACTTATATTTCGGGTCACCAGTTAGATAATGTGTAAGTTGAACTTGCGGTGTTTGGCAAATAGGGCAGTGAACCTTTGGATAAGTACCAATAATGTAGCCAAGGCGACCACCATATATAGCGTATTTCTTGTTTTCTTTTTCCTCGCGTTCCTTCTGGGCCGCATGTTCGCAAGTCCAATCACCAACACAACCGCCCCAGCGGTGTGAGTTCTTGCATTCGCCAGTACCGTCTTTGTTGCCTTCTGGAAAGTCCCATTCAGTAAAGTGATTTGATCCTTTACCGCAATGATCACAAACTTTGCAATCGCTCTTTGGTTTATCTTCCACCAGCGGCTTAACAAGTATTAATCGCTTGTATGGTCCGTACTTTATCAATCCAGCGTCTAGCAGTTCATCTATCTCAGTCTGAACTTGTAAGCGTGGGTATCGAAGTGAATTAGCTATTTTGGCCTTGGTGAGTCCTTTATTACCATTAAGCAGGAAGATAATATTTTCAGCTGCTTTAGAAAGTGGTTTATCCATTCTCGCTTTCCTCTTCTTCCTCTTTGGCCTGATCGATTGCGCAGCTCTCACAAAGATAAACATGGTAATGTGGTGCGCCGTTCCCGCTATGGTAATACGCGATAACAGCCGAGCAACCACCGCAATGTAGTTCGCTATGGTTATTAATAATGGTCATGGTCATGCCTATTTAAATCAAATTTTTGTTTTCATGTTTGTTACCTACAACTTTTATGTCAAAGTCGCAAAGTTGGTAAAATTCGTTTTGATGATGGTTATTAATGATCCACTGTGCCTCATTGTTAAACTCAACAATGAAATACGTTGGTTCGTGGTGCTCTGAATCTACAATCACAACAATATCGTTTTGGAAAACTTCCACACCATCAATATCGGTAACAAACGATGAAAGTTCGTATTCTTTAAAAGACCCACAAGCATAAAATGTGTCTTGTTTTCTTGAGTCTAGAATATGATATGACCCACCATCCCAAGCTCGTAAAGTTAAGTATTTCATAGCCCTGCCTATTTAATAGAGTTTTACTGTCACAGGGATACCAAGACCGCCAATGTAGAGAATCTGCCCGACAATACTGCTATCTCGCAATGTTAGTCTGTGTGGCCAGCTTTCAATGTGCATATCAGAGATTGGAACACCAGCGGCACAGGCCGCCAGTGCTATCTCTTCAGTTTCTTCCATAATGGTTTTGGCAATGTTAGTTCGAACCAGTTCTAAAAGGCCTTTATTCACCATCACCATGACCTTCTAAGAACACATCCCAACCTTGTTGGAGTTCCCACTCAAGGACTAGCTTTTTTAAAAAGACAACGCGAGGGCGCGAGACGATCGGTTTTGGGAACCCGCGTTCTTTGCGCCACTTTTCCAGCGTTCGCTCAGATAATGGTTGTCCCGCTTCAGTAGAAAACATGGCATAGCGGCCTAACAGCTCATCTTTGCGGAATACTTTATTTGTTGGGGCTAACTGAATCGACATGCTTAACAACCTCTTCTTTCTCTTTTAAATCCATAACAAAATTCGAACCATCGAAAATAACTTTATTGTCACCAAAGTATTCATTACCGAAGCAATCCCAGCCGGGTATGGTTTCATCACTACGAGCAAACAATTCAATACGGGGAAGATCACCAACCAGCTCGACAATAAGGTTTCGGAATACTTCAGGCTTTTTACTGTTTTCGTGCCTTGGTCCCATAACCAGCTGGCAAATACTTGCGTTTAATCGTTCTGGCAATTTACCTTTAACAGCGATTAAGCAATCTTCTGAGTTGGCTCCAGTCATATGGCCCATACCAATACAAAACTTATCAACAGCTTTTTTGTAGTGCTTTCCCCAGGTGAATCCTTTCATGGTCATAAAGCGGAATCCCCACGCCTCTAAAACCTTAAGGGCCTCCACTGGCATAGTGGGAACATGCCACATAAACAAAATACACTGATCGGCTGCTATCTTATCGACTGGTAAGCGGCAGATATCATGCAACGTCATCACCTTGTACTTATGTTTTGCACCACGTTTGCCGCTATTAGCGGAATCACGATAGTGCCAAGGTGGATCAGCAAATATGACGCTGTATTTTTTATCCAGTTCGCTGGCTATATGGTCCATATTATTTGGTCCCGTATTTCTTGATCTGTTCTTTAGACCAGTTTGTTTTTTCCCACTCGCGCACATATGCGTTACATAGGTCGATAACTTCTTGAGCTGTCTTATTACCTAAACCTTTCACGGCTTTGATGAATGCAGGCTTTGGCGTGTGAACGACAGAAAAAACAGAGTAGTAGTCTGATTTATTAAGCAGCTCGACTTGTCTTTCGGTTAAACCAACGACTTCGTTAAGGCCTACGTCCTGCATTGCTTCAATGCGGTCCAATAGGTATGAATGGTTCTTACCCATTCGATCTAAGTAAATGCTTTGAACGGCACCCATCAAGCTATCAGGCATAAGGCCTTGTAAGTCTTTGCAGTCGGGTAGGAATGGAATACCAAAGCTTGAGCAGCTGACAGTAAGGTTGATAGCAATGTTAGTTTTAATCTCAACGTGAAAATCAAAGTCGTTCACCGTGACGATCTCACCACCAACAGCTTTGTAAGATAGAGGGTATGAGAAAACGTTAATGAAACACTCAACACCTTGCTTACCTTTATATGCTTTCTGAACCACTTCGCCGTCATCATGGTTAAGTAAGTCGGCCATATGTCTGTACTGGTTGTGAACTTCAGTAGCCGCCGATTCCAGCTTAGAATTTAGAATGGTCAGTGTTGAATTTTCAGTACGGTACTTTTTATTGTCAGAACGTAGCTTCTGGTTGTCTTTCATTAAGTCTTGGTTTTTAGACTTGGTTTCCTTAAGGCTCTTCTGTAACCGTTCTGGGTTAAGTGCCTTAAGTTTTTTGTTTTGCTCTTTTAGCTCGGTGTATGTACTTAGCTTAAGATTTGCAGCAGTAAGTAAGCGGATTTTCTCAGCAAGCTGTACTTCCAATTCTTGATACGCTTCTTTATGTGCGTCCTTTTGACTGTTCAGCGCAAGTTCGAGAGTGTTTTTTTCTCCCTGTAGTCGCGTACATTCATCCACAAGATCGTTGTATTCGTCATTATCGTTATTTAGAGCTTCTTGGACGATTGCGATATTGTTTTCAAATAGCTTTTGAATGCCTTCAAATTGAGAGGTCATTGATTTAGTTAAACCGCTTAGTGCGCTATCCATTGTTACTTGTTCTGTCATGGTCTTTTGCCTTGTAATGCTAGGGTTGCCCCGACTTATGCCGGGGCGGGTTGTTACTTAGAATTCACCTACGTAGGTAGGCATTACGATTTGTGCTTCTTCAAGCGACTGGAGCAGCTTATCTTTGAACTCAATTGCAATAAGCTCGTGAGTTTCTTCAAGGCGCTTAATGCGAATTGAAAGAATTTCGTTTTTGATGATTGAAAGACGCATATCAAACGTGCGTGATTCAAGGCCCTGATAAGGAATGCAGTCGAAGCGGAAGCCAGCAGGAATGACCAGGCTATCTTTGGTCATTGTTGCCATTTTTTCATATTCGCTTTGTGAAGCTGCAAAATTTTGCACTTCACGTTCTGATCCGCGTGTGTGCTCAAATTTAAGCGTTCGGATCGCTTCCACTGCTTTCTTAATATCGATTGCTTCACCATCATCACCGTAAGGTGTGATGTATTCAGCGTAATCTTCCAGCCATTCAGCTAAACCACGCTGATCAAAGCGTTGACCGTCCACTGATAGCATTGTTTTAAATGGTGCCGTTTTCTTAAGAGCGCATGATGATTTGTGACGCTGGTGGAGTGGTTGCTCGGTCGTACCAATATCGAAGATCGCAACCGCTGTCATTGAATCAACGTTTACGAATGCCGCTGAACCTTCAGCTGCATAGATTTTCGCGTACTTAACAAACTCAGCGATCAGACTAGTTTCAAACTTACCGCGTAGTTCGTCACGGAACTCATTGTAAGATTCCATGTTGGTGACTTTATAATCGAGCGGTAGCGCGATAAGAGTCGATTTGGTTTTCGCATCTTCGATTTGCTTAAGGAAAAGCGGTGCGTTGCCAGTGTTTACTAGCTCTTGGATTGCTTCTTTCTGGATCATTAGTAGTTACTCCCTACTGATAAACGGCCTACCCCTTCAGGTAGCATATTAAGTTGTTGGCGAACGTCTTCAGGTGGACGATCGTATGTGACCTTGCCGCCTTTACCGCAGTAGGCAACAGTGTCGAATTTGAAGTCTTCTTTTTTTGCGCCGTAGTTTGGCTTTGGTTCGCTGATAACTAGGCTTACAACGGTATTGAGAATTGACGGATCAGTTTGTGACGCTGGCTTAAGCTTTATCCCTAATGAGATAGAACCAGCTTTGCCACTATTGGCAACGGCTAGGGCAACGTTCGACATAGCCAAGCCAAGAACGTTAGATATCGTTCCCGCTTCTATGTCAGACAAAAGGCCGGGGAAGTCGGTTTTGCGGTCGTATGCTTTTTCAAGAGCGCCATTACTTTCGGTCGTTTCTGTAGTCATGCTTTCTAATGCCTCAGATTATGATAATATCTACTTGTTTCCGGTTTGGTCGCCGGAAACAGCCAAAACATCCTCATGGTTGTATTGGTCATGCCTTGTGTAAAAGCCGTCCTTCGGGGCGGCTTTTTCCTTTCTGTCGTTAAATTAACGAACGAGACGCAAAGTAGCACGAACGAATATTAAAATGCAACGTTAGAGTATTAAAAAGAGTGCAAAAATTTACAAAACTTGACGTTCTGTGATTTACGGACATAAAAAAAGCGCTCGTTTCGAGAACGAGCGCTTCTTTTTTTGGGGTCAATATCACACGATAGCGAATGCTCTAAACGTGGCGAGAATCTCCATTTCTTCAGTTATTTCAATTGTTCTGAGCTCTATAGGCAAGTCTTCCACCAGCGATTTAAGGAACTTCTTACCTCTCGCTTGAAAGTAAACCATGATTTCAGGTGTTGAGTTAACATCCGGTACAGCGATCACTAATTGGTTTGAACTTGGCTCTAAATCATAGTCAAAGAAGTACATGCCACCAGCGGGAAATTCACCGATTGGTTGAGAACTCTTAATTATAAACATCGTTGCCGCGTTCCCTGCCGGGCATGGGTGTCTTTGTCTGTCTTCATTGGTAGCTATAGAGAGTAGTAATTCCTTAGGTTTTTTTTCTACCAGCTCATTAACGCTTACTACAGGCGCACCAAACCGCAACCTATTAGCCTTTTCAACTTCATCTAGATTTACTGGCCCTTTACCAAACACAAACCATTCAGGCCTACATTGGAGTGCATTAGCAAGCCATATAGCCGACTCAGCCATAAGCTTTTTACTTGGGTTTAATTGTACGTTTGTTATTACTGCGCGACTAACACCTGAAAGATCTGAAAGTTCTTTGTTGGTTTTAATACCAAGCTCTTTCATTCGTCTTTCGATATTTGCGCCGATTATTGATTTATCGGTCATTGTTATTTTGCCTCTGATTTTGAAACGTCTGCCTTAATGCTTAGATAATAGTATGCGACAAATACACAAAATTACCAATCGTAAATGGTCTAATGCTCTTTCATCCCTACCGTATCACTGGTTTGATAAAATCTTTTAAGTCTTCCTTGTAAATCCAAACGTTTCGATCAACAATTAAATCGTTCTGTTATCTACTTGCCGAAAACGAGTATGGAACGTCCAAAGGAATTGTTTGATTAAAGTGTTTTTTGGTGTGGCCGTGGGTATGGCTTCCTACAGGAGCCCCATTGCTCCGATTGTCGTATCCGTTTTCGGGCGGCCACAACCAAAAGGCACTAACCAAAAGTAAGGCAATACCATGAAGTACCAAGATATCGACCACCACAACGGGATGATTGTCATTCCAGCTCTAGCGCTCACTAAAGAAGTATCCGTGTCTGCTATGGGTATGTACGTAGTCATCACCGCTCATGCTGAAAATATCGCATTTGATGATCAGCGAATGGATGCGGTTTTTACTCCGTTGTATGGGAATAGTATCGATTGGGTTCAGGACCGTGACGCATTAATTAAAGCAGGCCTGTTATCAGAACCCGTTGATCTGGTTGAAACCGAAGAAGAAGCCGCCGAACGCAGCGAAAAATCAAAGCAAGACTTGGCTAACTTTGACGAAGTTCTTGAAGAGAAGATGCTCGAAGACGAATTTAACGCATAAAAAAGCCGCCTTGACGGGGCGGCTTAGTGTTCACATGAGCAATTAAGGAGTATCACAATGCAAGAGAAGTATATTGCACAACCTTCAGAAAGACAACGACTTGTTGTTTTCTTGCTTGGTGGTGATTTATGAGCAGAACGCCAAACATCAAGCGCAAGCGCAAGGTCGACAATTTCACTCGTATTTCTAACGAAGTATTTGAGGCTGGCGTTTTAAGCTTTCAAGCAATGGGTATGCTCTCATTCCTACTTAGCAAACCAGATGACTGGAAAATATCAGTCGCCCACCTTCAAAAAGTAACTACTGGAACGGCCAAGAAAACGGGTCGCGATGGTATTTACAAGATCCTTTCAGAGTTAATTGATCGTGGTTTCTGCGAACGAATTAAATTCTCTGACGGCGAAACTGAGTACGTTGTTCAGGATTTCCCTATTACGCCAAACACGGAAGAGGAAGAGCCTGATCCGGAAAAGCCAGATACGGAAAAGCCAGATACGCCTAAGCCGACACTACTAACTACTGATCTTAAAACAACGACTGAGTTAATAGTAAAAGAAAAAAATACCAAAAAAGATAAGTTGGATTTCACGCCACTTGGTTTAACCGATGAGCAGATCGTTGAATGGAAAGATCTACGCAAATCTGCAAAGGCACCAGTAAACCAACGAGTCATAAATTCGATAGCTAAAGAGTTCGACAAATCACGACAGGCTGGATTCACCAACGATCAGATATTGGACCTTCTAAGCGAGAAAGGCTGGAAGGGTTACAAGCACGAATGGATGCTGAACGCAAATCAAGCCATGGGAGCACAAGCGCATGGGACACAACAACGGACCAAAGAACATAACGGAATTGGCTACGGCGAACATGCCGATCAGTCAATCTTCCCAAACTACCTCCAAATTGCCACAAACGACATGCCAGATATCAAGGCCACAAGAGAAGCCGCCCAACTTACTTACCTCAAAACCTATGGTACGCAAGTTCTGGGATCGGATGGTGCAGCTTTACGGGCGAGTTTGGAGAACGATGAATGGAAATGAACCTAGTGATGAATGGGCCTCGTTCATAACCAGCTTGGATCGTATGGGGTTGGAGAGAGCGTTTTTGATTTGTCGTGACAGGCTATCAAGGGAAATTAAGTTTCCTCCGTCACTTGGTGAATTCATGGTGTTAATTAACGCACGAACGCAGCCGGAGGTAGAACAAGCTTTTGCAAGATGGACGGCGAAATCACCGCAAGGAAGAGCTGAACAATGGGTGTTTGACCGATGCACTTGGAATTTAAAGCGAGCTCGAAGCGGTTATGAGCTGGTGGAGTTCTCCAAATACATCAAGCAGGCAGACGAACTTGAACGAAATGGCAATCTTGTATTACCAGAGGATGATTTATTAGCACTACCCGTAAACAGTGCGGTGTCACTCACGGATAAGAAGCGTGAAGAATTCACCAGGAGCGGAAAGAAGAGTCGATTTAGCGATCGGATAAACAAACTAGTAAAAACTCACAGACCAGAATCGAGTTAACAAAAGGCATGACCATGATTAAAGAACTAAGCAAAGACCTAATTGGCAAGACTATCTTTGGATACCCAACAGGCAACAATCAAGACCGTTCACTGAATCGCAAAGGTGAAAATCAAAAGTTAGTTGAATTTAAAGTGATCAGTGTTGGCCGCAAGTACATGGAGTTACTACACGTAAGCTACAACAGAAAAAACAAATACAACCTAAGCGGCACAACGCAACAATGTGTAAATTCTGGCTACGGAGGTAATGCCGGTTATTACTTCTTCGAAAGTGAAGAGGATTGTAGCGGTTGGCTTGCAACATCAGAACGCCGTGGAGAGGTATTTGATTTCTTCAACCGCCATAAGCGACCAACTGACGAACAGCTAGAACGAATTCACGCAATCTTATTTGGTGGTGATCAACATGAGAAATAAACCAATAACGAATAAATGGAAGTGGGTCGCTAAGGTTAAGAGTCAAGCGATTGCTATCAATGCCGATGGAACAGCTACGGCACCAACCATTGAAATGGCCAGCAATATGATTCGCCGTGATTTAGCGGAGCAGTTCAAGACCACAGAAGAGTGCGTGATTGTCCATAAGATCCACCAAGTAGGGAGTAGCGCACATTGAGCACGTTCAAGGCAACAATAATCCAAGAAGATGAGGTCTATATAACCGTTAAGGTTAACTTGGATGGTAGAGGTTCAACCGGGTATACGGGGAATCTAGAGTTATACAACAAGGACGGTCAAGGCTGGGCGGCTCACATGAACTTAAATGATATGCCGCCGCAAGCTTCGTTTGAGGATGCAGTTGATAGGCTTGGTTTGTACATGAAGAAGTTATCCGTAGCTCTCAAGGGGAAGAACGTTAAAACATTGAACCCAGAGCCATTATTTAAGCATATTTACAAGTAAACAAAAAAAGCCCCGCTGTCTAGTCGGGGCAAATAAGGTTAATCAGAGGATTCCCATACGAGGGAATCAAAACAGTATCACAGGCATGACCAACAGCAAGAGGCAAATCATGAAGTCATTTTTTAGCGCAATGGTTCAACACACTGAATACAGCAGCAATTACAATCAACAGTCTTACATTTGCGGAATTGAAGATTTTAACTTTGATAACAACGTAGCAGATCAAGTTAGGAGTTTTTTTCATCAATACCATCCAGACGCAGGAACCATATCGGCAGTAAATGTAATGGCACTTTCACCACTTGAGCTTGATAGCAGTAACCACACTGAAAAGCTTATTGAGCTTTGGCGTATAGAACGAACAGCTGGTGAATACTATGGTGGCAAGAACACGAACGATTACATAAACGAAGAACTGGCTAGATTGGGGATCACGCTATGACAGGCGACAATGATTTAATTCGCCATGACTTTGAAGGTATGGTGCAAATGGTTGGTAAAGACTTACTGGCCGTGAATGGTACTCAGGCCCAAATGGGGCAATTAGGCTGCGAACTCTGCGAATTGTCGGTCGCCTTGTTCCAGTATTACCAGCAAGGAAGTAAATCGATTGATGTTGTAGCTTCTGAATTGGCCGATGTTCTTAACATGCTTCCCCAACTGCTACGCGTAATGGAAGAGATTGGCGCTACTGAGCTGGTGGAGTCGTACCGGGTGATGAAGTTAGAGCGCATTCGTCACCGTATGAAAGAGGATCTTAAAGTTGGGGGTTTTGAGAAGTGCTAGATTTCTTTCAGTGGTTCCCGGTTAGTGAGGGACTTGAGTGGGCGTTAAGGATGTCGGCACTATGCGGATTAATAGCAATGGGATGGTCAACGCGTAGGGAGCGCCGTGAATACGAAGAACGCTCAATACCAATTGACCCAAACCAAGACGTTTTATTTACCATTATTGCAAAGAGCGTAGCAGCCGAAGCAATGGTTATAAGCTTTAGGGTTAACGGTATCACTTTGTATAGCGATTTCATTGGCTGGTATAACAGTTACATGAGGTGCGCTAGAAGAACCACAAATTTTTTTGTCTTCAATGATTAACGTTCGTTAATTTAAAGTAACTATCAGATCACCATCTAGTTCATAATAAAGCGACCAATACGGTCGCTTTTTTGTAAGGAACTAGGCATGAACTCAAGAAAACCACTCAAGGCAGAGCAAATCTATCTAGAAGCCGCCGCGATCACTTGTGGTTGTGTAGCGTGTGCAAAGCTTGGCTATGAGAATGATTATTTACCGGAACAGCTCTCAGCGCACCATAACCCTGATAAAGGCAACAAAGCCCCATTAATACACTTCTTTGCTGTGCCTCTTTGTGCTGTACATCACCAGGGTGCCGTTCCTTCAGGTATGAAGTTGCCCGAAGGTGAACCAGTTCGCCACAGTCAGCTGGGGAGTAATTCAAAAGCGTTCAAGGAGCAAGTTGGGACTGATTTGGAGTTATGCGAATACGTTTGGGGCCGCATTAGTTTGGATATCAAAGACAAGATTGGCGAGTTAACGGGGATATACGAATACCGCGACTTAATTAATTATGATGCGAGTCAAAGAAATGTAAGGATATTTTAAATTTACGATTGTAAATTCGCTATTATCGTATATATTTACGTTTCGCTCGTTAATTAAGGCATTCGACCATGACCAGACCAACTAAGAGTATGCGAGAAAAACGCTGGGGTATAACTCCAGAGGAAGTCGCTAAGACTTTCTTGAAAATCTACGGACCAAAAAAGAAAGGGGGCAAACGTGCCTAAGTTCAAAACGTTTCCAAGAGAGATAAACCCACAAATCTATGATGAATTGGCCTCAAGGGGCTTTAGTTCAGCGCTTAGGCTTTTGGCGTTAAAGCGCAGTGAGTCGCCGCATGAATCGCTTGTTTTCTTATCGATTTTGCTTGGCCGGGATGTGATTCAAATGGAGCATTATAAAAACTTTGGGCTACCTGATCATTTGGTTCACAAGGTTCTGGAAATTCTTGAACACAACAAGGTCTGCTTTGCTATTCATCAACTACGACCTAATTCCTCAATGGTATATCAAGCCGATTTAGACGCTAAGAACACAAGCGCTCACGGCCAATCTAGAAGTAAGTAACATTCACAATTAATTACAAGGCAAAACGACAATGACCAAGAACACCGAAAGCACCAACCTAAAACTTTCAGAAGAAAACAAAGAGAAAATCCTTTCTGATATTGAGCAAGGATCTGTTGTTTTAATCAAAATTAACAACGTAGAAGGCGGCCACGCCAGCGTGAACGTGGGTACATTCTTAACTGGTACTTCTGAATCACGCCATGAAAACTTAAGCGAAAAAGCCCTTTCAATATTTACTAATGCTATTGGCTCAATGGTAAGTCGTGAACTTGACGAAATGATCGGGAAAGCTGTCCAGCGTTCAATTCAAGCCGATCCCAAACTGGCTCGAATCTTCGAACCTAAGCTACCTGAAGAAATGCTGAATATCTTTGATAGCGCTGAATCTTTCGATGATGCCATAGCACAAATGAGTGAGTCTGGTATTGGTGCGGAATGCGATTGCCCTAATTGCACTGAAGAGCGAAAGCAAGAAGCCGAAGATATTGAAAAAGGTAACATCCCTGTCCACTAGAGAAGAAACGGCCGAGGTTGCGAGCGATCTTGGCCTCATGCCTACGATATTGGAGTTTGCCAAAGTGTTTGGCTACTTAAAATCAATCACAATCTATAAAAATGGTGAGGTAGTCGCTGACTATGAATCTGAAAAAACTAACTACGTCCGAACTTCTAATGAAGGAAATGTCCGAAGTTCGAGCGAATCAACTTGCAAAACAGCTTATTGATGAACAGAAAGGGGTTGATGCTAATAACAATATTGCCTTTGTTATCGCCAAGGTCCTCCCATTAATTAAGCCAGAACAACAGCAGCAACAGGTTTACCAGCTGCTTGTCGAGGCTTCAGCATCAATGACAGTTACTAATGCTAATTTATCTTTAGCCGTTCGCCGCGTTAAAGAGCTAACGGAAGAAGTCAAAGAGCTTAATAAGCGACTGGAACTTACTTCTGGTCACGCTTCAGTTAGCGGCCCAGAGCCAGAAGAGTTTGAGATAGTGGAAGAGGCCGAGCATGAACCTAGCTGATGCTATCGCCGTTCTTAATGCGGATATGCTAGGGGTCAAGCAAGCCGACTATCACCAAGCCTATTTAGATGTGGCTTTTTCTGATCCTCAAAACCCGTTACTTCTTGAATCTGCCTTTAGTCCTGAATCGATGATTAACCTTCTAGGTTCTGTACTGGAAAAGCGCACAGGTGCAACCAAGTCACTGATCATTGCTGCAATGGATAGTCCAAACGCTGCAAAAGCACTGGCGGCTAAGAATTTTATCGATCTGAAATGGGTCCTAGAAAAAGACCTAATGCAGTTTGATAAGCCGATCACCAACGTTAATGTTGCGCTGGTGGTTTATATCGCTGGTCCTGAATCCCCTAAGTTTAGCAATGCACTTGCTTACTTAGTGGAGCTTGGCGAAGACGTTCCTGAACATGTTCGAACGGAAGTGACAGAAACATTTAACGAACTGTTAGCTGATTTTGATGGATTAACGGCTAACGATGACGGCACTTATGAGGTAACTCAATGACACAAAAACCAGCTGCTAACCTTAGCGGCTATTTAGCTCAGTGGGGCGTGAGAGTGAAAGAGGTGGTGGAGATCACCAATAGACCTCGCTCAACAGTTGATGACTGGTGGAAGCGCCAAGATTTGCCGATGTTAGACAATGCAGTAAAAGCAATTCTTTGGAATACAACTACAACACAGAAGGCTAAGAACTACGCTACAAAACGCAAACTCGACCAATTTGCAGCAAAATAAACATAAGGCATGACCATGACTACAGAACCAAAACCAATCCAATTAAAAATGGCGAAAGCTACACCTGAAGATTTTGATAAAACTTACAAGATAATCCAAGCCGCTCAAGGCCTTGAGCAAAACAACGTGTTTAGTGAAGGTTGGGACGCGCATTTCGCCCCAGAACTTACCGATTCAGAGAAGCGTCAGATCAACGCACTGGCTAATCGCTTTGAACGTCATTCACCATCACTTTGGCGCGTAATTGGTTGCGCTCAAACGTTAATGTCAGAGACAAACGGCGTGATTGACCCAGACCAAGACGTTTTAGACTTCAGCCCACAGTTAAAGCGTCAACATGAATTGGTCACGCTGGTGGAACAGGAAGACTTTCTAAGCAAGCTTAAAGGTCCAATGCGAGGTGAATACGAGATTGAGCACGAATGCAGTTGCTCGGCGTGTAACTTTGATGGACCAGACGAAGAGTGCGAAGTGTGCGGCGGTGAGATCACCTATGTTGAGACAATCACAGTCGATTGGACCACTCAGAAAGAAATTATTACCGATGCTTTACAGCATTTAGGTTTTTGTATTGTTAGTGAAGGATATGTAGCGTGAAAGCAAAACGATTAACGGCACTGGTGAACGGTATCAAAAAGTTCGTTAAGGATTACGGAGTTTACCCGGCCAACGCAATTATGGACCCTGATACTCTCAAACAGGTTCAGAGCGAGATTGAAGCGCTACCAGAAAGTGATAAGGCTACTCGCAGAACTATTAAGCGTACAAAGCTAGTAGAGAGTACAACGGGTGTTAAGTATCACATCACATTCGCTATGAATGACAACAGTATCTAGGGGGAGGTATGAATAGCACACCGAAGTGTACCCATTGTGGGTACCAGTTTGATACAGACGACACTTGGTATAGTGATCATAGTGTTGGTGAGGTTGACTTTAAAGACGGCGGCCAGAGTGACATTAAGTGTCCACAATGCAAGAAAACCTTCCATGTTGTATGTGAGCATCAATTTAACTTTGTGAATACTGATAAGGATGGGGAGGAATTGTGAAAAAACAAATGTTGTGTAACGCGTATGTGACCACTGAGTCAGACCCAAACCACACTATTCCGAAGGGAAGTGTTGTGAAGGTAGTAGAGCAACATAGCGGTGATAGTTTGGTTAGTCATCCAGATTGTAAAGGGTTCTTTATGTGGAATGACGACTTAGCGGATATAGATAAGTAATCGCAAAGAGTAGAAGTTAAGTTAAGCCGTCCATGTGGGCGGTTTCTTTTTATCTGAAGGTTAGTAATGAATCCGTGTATATGCTGTGTATACGGTCGTTATATGTGGATTTACAATAAAGACGCCGTGAGGCTATGCCAGTAAAGGGCTTTTGAGGTTGTTAAGTGGGTTAAAAATGACTAATTACTGATTATTATCAATTGCTTTCCCATGGTTCCACGCTAATTAGTACAGCTGAGTGCGGGTTTGCGAATGGGAGTAACGAAGAAACCCGAAGAGCTTACAATCTATCAAGTCTACTTAAGAACTAAACCAAGCCCCGTTAGGTCGGGGTTTTTTGTGCCTGCAACTTTTTAAAACGGTTAACGTTCGTTTGGTATTATGTGCTCATTAGAACGCAAGGGTTAACGACCATGACCATAGTATTGAAGCCTGAACACATTGGCGCTCTAGCCAAGCTAGTGAAGCCAGCGGCAACCAAACGCCGCAACCCAACCAATCCCAAAGCTGCATACGACAAACTTCACGGTCGAATTATGAAGCAGCTTGTTGGCCTCCCTAAGCACACTGAAGAGTATGTCTTTCATCCGGAACGTAAGTGGCGCATGGATTACGCATGGCCTGAGTGCAAGATTGCGCTGGAAGTTCACGGCGCCACTTATTCACAGGGAAGGCACACAAGGGGGGCTGGATTCGCAGGAGATAGGGAGAAAATGAACGAGGCCCAACTGCATGGCTGGTTAGTTATCGAGGTCGCAACGGACAACATAAAGGACTTGAGAGGGTGGTTAGAACGCGCTTTTGAGATTCGCGTTCGAAACATTTGATAGTTGCACAAGAATAATAAAAAGCCGATCATGATGGGAATGGGAGTCAACAGAGGTTTGTATGGCAGCGGATAAAAGAGACTGGGGAAAAATACAACTGGATTGGGCCAAAAGCGGCCTTTCTTGTGCTGCTTACTGTAAGAAGCATGATATCCCTTTGCCTTCAGGTCGCCGCTATCTAAAGCAAGCAGTAAAGGACCAATTAGTTGCTGGAAAGGTGATCACTGACGCAGAGAGTGATCAGCCGAAACGCATGAGAAAGCGCAAAACTGATCACACCACTGATCATAACCAACCGCAAACGTTAGCCGAAGCCGGTGAAACGGCGAAACGAATCGCGAGTGAAGGTGATCAGGGGAAGAAGAGAAGAGGCGGCCAGCCTAAGAACCAGAATGCCAAGATTCACGGCCTACTTACTGCCTGCTTTGGCGAGGTTCTTAGCTACGCAGATAAAGCAGATAACGATTTTAAAATCACGGTTTTAAAAGCCGCTCAACTTAAAGCGCTTAAGGCATATGCGAAGTATCAAGAGCAGCTGGAAGAATTCCTTGATGGATTGCCAGAAGGTACGCCAAGTTCTGATGATTTGGAGATCATCAAAACTCTAGAAGGTCGAATGCAATCATGCTTTGACAAGGCGACTTACTACATCGGTAAAGAGATTCAGCTCGTTCAGTCGATTAGTAACACCAAAGCTACGAACGTAGCCAAAAAGAAGATGGAAGCGCAAATAACCCATATCGGCGTGGATACTCAGCTTAAGCGTAAAGGCTTGAAACTTACTGATGCTAAGACAGACCAGGCACAGACAGCAGCAGCATTGAACAAGTACGAACTCACAGCAAAAGAGAAAGAAGGACTAGGCGAGAAAGACGATCTAGGTATGGAACTCGATGCCATATCAGACATGGATGATGATGAAATCAATCAGCGCTTCAGAGAGAAAGAAGAGGCGATGAACGATGAGTAATCTATCTGTTTTCAATCCTGATATGCCAGCACTGACAGACTTGCAATTCAAAGCGCTAAGTAAGACCGCTAAGAAGGCTTACTTTCGTTTGTATATCAGCAATAAGGATTGGAGACTTAACAACCTATACAAGATTGAAGATGAGGAAGGTAACGTTGTCACGTTCAAGATGCGTGATGCACAGCGAGAACTATTCGAAACAGCTTATCCATTCGAGATCATCCTCAAGGCCCGTCAATTGGGTTTCTCTACGTACATTGATATCTACATTCTAGATAGCGCGTTATTCAATGCGAACTACAAAGCAGGCATACAAGCACAGGACCTGAAGAAAGCAGGCGAGATATTCAATTCTAAGATCCTATTCCCTTATGACCACTTGCCAGGTTACATCAAGTCACGCAAAACCGTTAAGCAACGCAGCGGCGGCACCAATGGCGGCGGTATCAAGTTCAATAACGATTCACAGATTCGTGTTGATGCTTCATTTCGTTCGGGAACGCTGCAATTCCTTCACATATCAGAGCTAGGGAAGATCTGCGCACAAGGTGAACAAAAGGCCAAAGAAGTTAAGACAGGTTCATTGCCAACGGTTCACGCTGGCAGTAAGTGTTTTATTGAGTCTACAGCTGAAGGTGCAGCGGGGTTTTTCTATGAGTTGTCGAAGAAAGCGCAAGAACACAAACAAGGTGGCTTGCCGCTTGGCCCGAGGGATTTTAATTTCCGGTTTATTCCTTGGTTTACACATCCCAAGTACAAGACGCGAGTGCCGTCTACTGGCTTTAAACAATCCAAATACTTCAAAGACTACTTTGCAGCTGTAGAGACTGCGACCGGAGTTACTTTATCTGAAGAACGCCGCCAGTGGTACATGGATACTTATAGCGTCAACGGCGAAGACACTAAGCAGGAATACCCATCGACACCTCAAGAAGCATTCCTAACTTCAGGTAGACGCGTATTTGATGCAATTCAGTGTATGGCCGCCGAAGGTCGTTGTCGTAAACCATTGCTGATCTACGAGGTTTGCCCTGAAACCGGAAGAATGACAGACGTTCGTGATGAGATTGATAACACAAAAGTAGGCGAAGAGCTGGTTAACGGGCTCATGAACTACTTGCTTGTTTGGGAACTACCAGACGAGGAAGACGACTATGGGATTGGGGCCGATATCGCTGAAGGCCTAGAGCATGGTGATAGATCATCACTAGACGTACTCAATTCACGCGGTGAACAAGTTGCTCACTGGTTTGGGACCTTGGATACCGACCTCTTTGCAAAAGTCATTGCTCATGTTGGTTTCTTCTATAACAAGGCGTATGTAGGGCCAGAACGTAACAACCACGGCCATGCAACATTGAACACCTTAAGAGAAATCTACCCAATCAGCAGAATCTACACCGAAGAATATCACGACCGTGACGATGACCGAGAAGAGACAACAAGACTTGGTTGGCTAACTACTAAATCAAGTAAGCCGATCGTCATTGGCAACCTGAAAGAAGACCTAAGACACGAAGTGGATGGCATTCGATGGATTGGGACCTTAACAGAAATGAATACCTACGTTTATGACTCCAAAGGCGCAACTAACGCAATGGACGGCTCATTTGATGATCAGGTGATGAGCTATGCCATTGCAAAAGAAATGGTTGCTCGTATGCCTAGAACCCCACGCAAGTATGACAGCAAGCGCAAAGCGCCCGGCGACTACAGAACCCATTAAATTAAGAGGCTTTAAGCAATGAATGTAAGCGATGATCACACGGAAATGAAGGACGATAAGGGTTTTAGCACCGTGCAGCTGAAAAGCCTTATGTCTGATGTTGACGCTCAACCTAACTGGCGTGATGGTGCGCAAAAAGCTTGTGATTACTATGACGGAATGCAAATCAGCACTGAAGTGAAAAGCAAACTTGAAGAACGTGGCCAGCCAGTTTTAATTAACAACCTTATCGCGCCAACAATCGATGCTGTATTAGGTATGGAGGTGAAAACTCGTCATGACCTGATACTTGTGGCTGATGATGACAAGGGCGAAGACATCACCGATGCACTGCAAGAAAAGTTTAAGGACGCTTGGCGACTAGCTAGAGCTGATAGAGCTACCGCCGATGGTTATGCGAGTCAGATTAAAGGTGGCATTGGTTGGGTGGAGGTCATGCGCAATGACGACCCGTTCTATGGTGGTGATTACAAGATTAAACCAGTGCGCCGTCAAGAAATGTGGTGGGACTGGCATGCTCAAGAGGCTGATCTTTCGGATGCCCGTTGGCTTATGCGTAAACGCTGGATAGATAGCGATGAGTGTATTTCATGGTTCCCTGAACATGCGGAAATCATTCGCCAAACCATTAACGGTTGGGCTGATTGGGCTGATGTTGAAGCCTATGAAGAAATGGACCAGAACCTACAGTCAGCCATGCAAGAGCAGGAAATGTGGGACCGCAAAGAAGTCGAGTGGATGGATCGTGACCGTGGGCGCGTCATGCTTGAGGTTATCTATTACAAGACTTGGAGATTAGGCGAGGTTATCGACCTAGAGAACGGACGAACAATTGAGTTCAATCCTAACAACCTTGCACACCAAGTTGCTGTAAACAGCGGTCGAGTTAATAAGCGCACAGCACGTTGGGGCGCAATCCGTGAGGCATGGTTTGTTGGTCCACACCGTATTGTTGATCGCCCTAGTGTTGCACCAAACGGATATTTCCCTATCGTTCCTTTCCTTGGCTATCGAATGGATAAATCAGGCGCACCATACGGCATTGTTAGTCGCATGATCTCAGCTCAAGATGAGGTGAACTTTAGACGTATGAAACTCACCTGGCTATTGCAGGCCAAGCGAGTAATTGCTGATAAAGATGCAACGAACATGAGCCGTGACGCTTTGATGGAAGAAGTTGAACGCCCTGATGGTTACATAGAGCTGAACCCAGACCGCCGAAATAAGAAGACGATCAGTGAATCGCTTCAGGTTCAACAAGACTTTGATATCGCAGCACAGCAATTCAACGTCATGAAAGACTCAATGGACCAAATACAAAGTGTTGCTGGTGTGTATAACGCTCTCATGGGACAAGACTCAAGTGCGAGTAGTGGTGTTGCCATTGCTTCACTGGTTGAGCAAGGCGCGACAACACTTGCAGAGATCAACGATAACTATAACTACTCACGTACTCGCGTAGCTGATTTGTTGCTGGCGTATCTTATCGAAGACCTAGCAAAGCGTAACAATATCGCCGTAACTCTTCACCGTGATGATATCCACCGCCGCAAACAAGTAGCACTTAACGTTACTGAAGATGATGGAACGCTTACCAATGACGTTAAACGTTGGAAGGGCCATATCGACCAAGCACCAGCAGCACCAACACCAACCTATAAAGCTCAAATGGCTGATCAGATGCTGAAAGCCGTTAGCCAGCTACCAGCTGAAGTACAAACAGCAACTATCGATATGGTTGTTGAACTACTCGACCTACCGAATAAACAAGAGTTCTTGAACCGAATTCGATCCGTTCTGCAAGTACCTAAACCTCAGGAAGAAATGACCGAGGAAGAACTAGCAGCGCAACAAGCTCAAGCGCAGAAAGCACAGCAAATTGAAGAAATGGAAATGCAAGGACGCATGGCCGAGATTCAGCTAGTGGTGCAGAAGGGCGAAGAGATTGCCGCGAAGATTGAGAAGCTTCAGAACGATTCACAATCTAGTTCAGTGTCGGACGATAAGACGAAGGCAGAAACCGCCAAGCTAATCACCGAAATGAACGAGATAAGCAAGCAAGCCGCTCAACAAAAGGCCGCAGTGATGCAGACGATTGACCAAGCGCTTGAAACTATCCAACTGTAAGGGGAAATACCATGGACCAAGTAATCCAGATGATCTTTGAAATGCTAGTAAACACCGCAGTAGGCCCGTATCTAATGCTGATCTCTTTAGCTGCATTAGTTATCACTCACTTAGTGCCACACCTACCACCAGCAGTAACGGAAAAACTACCCAATTGGGTGATGGTCGTGCTTAACGCAGTGGCCGGGCAGTACAAAAACGCCGAGAACCTGAAAACCAATATGAACGGGAGTCGGAAGTAATGAACATAGCCGTATTAATTCGAATTCTTAAAGGGGTACTGAATGCTATCAACCGAAAGAACAAAAAAGATGCGGCTAATGATCCTGCTAACACTGTCGCCAATGGCGGCAGGGTGCAGCAGTCTAGCAAGTCATTCAGTGACTTGGCCGACAAACCTGAACGTGATCCAACTAAGTGACGGCGGTATTTGTCTCGATGCTGATAGCGCGAGAAGACTAGCCGAATTTAAAGCAGACCTAGAGGCATTGTGATGAACCTACCAGTTCAATTTAAACCCAAAAGCGACATTCAAGAAATGATGGAATCACTTGGTTGCACTGGCGACCGAGTGAAACCTCAAGACATTGTGGACCGCATTGAAGAGATCGACTTTCAAACCGTGAGCATTGCTGGCAATAAGTTCATGTATTGCGGTATCCGCATGATTGGCGGCTTTGTTGTCGTTGGTAAGCCTGCAACATGTATCGACCCTGATAACTGGCGTGATGAGATAGGGAAGCAAGTTAGCTTTAACAACACGTTCGAAGAGATCTATAAGCTGGAAGCCTATCGCAAGATGAGCGCACCTAAGCCACAGCCAGCACCAGATAAGCTAGGTTTCCACCAGTATGAGAGCAAACCGGTTACACGAACTGCATACCAGCTGACTAAACGCGATCTAGTGACGATGACTTGGAACCATGACCAAGCAAGCAACACAGCTAAGGCCATGATCCAAATTGAAGGCAAAAAAGTCGTTTTTGCATTCCATTGCCGACCGGATGAGATCAAAGCTGGCGACTACGTTGTGTTTTTGAATGAGAACGACACCTACCACTGTAGTGAAGAGGTGTTCAATGAACGTAACATTACTTAATTTCGGACAAGCTACCGAACAGGCCAAAAAAGGAAAGCGCATAGCTCGACAAGGCTGGAACGGTAACGGGATGTTTGCTTATTACGTTGGTGGTGGTGTGTATCCAGCACAAACAGAAGCGATCAAAGGCGTATTCAAAAATGACATGGTTCCATATAGACCATATTGGGCGTTAAAAACCGCTCAAGATGATGTAGCTACTTGGAATCCTAGCACTTCAGATACATTAGCGAATGATTGGATGGTGATAGATGATTGATCTACGAATGAGAAGCTACAAACCAAAATACTTTAGTACCGTTGAACTGGTAAGCAAGCAAGTGTATGCGGTACGTGGTGAAAAGGCATTGCAGCTTATTGACCCTAGAATCCTGATCTCAGGTGATACATTGCGTGAAAAGTTATCAGCGCTAACGCCAGATAAGCCAGAGCGAGGCGTATTGACCTGTAACGATTGGTACTTTGGCGGTAAGCGTAACTATTCATGCTTACGTGTAGCTGGTGAAAAGTATTACAAGCCATATAGCGCCCATTGCGGTCGAGCCATGGACCTGATCAGCAAATACTATGATGCTGAGTTTTTACGCAACTTCATTCTAGAGAACCGTGAAGACTTCCCTTACATCACTCGTATTGAGGGTGGGGTTAGCTGGTTACATATCGATTGTAACAACCTACCGAGTAATGCCCCAGCGCAAGACTCGATCATGTTTGTCTATCCAGATGGAACGTTTGAATATAAATAACCATTAAAATCAATAACTTAAAAGGTCGATATAAATTATCGGCCTTTTTTGAATCTGAATGATCCCATTTCGCCCTTTCTAGCAGTAAAAATAAACACTAAAATGATTTCGTTAGTATACTATTTGTAACGAACGCAAATTATATTTGCACGTTCGTATAGGTAAGCCGCCTTTAGCCTTGATGCTTCAGGCGGCTTTCTTATACGCGGTGCAGCGATAAGCACAACCAAAACAACCTACGCAGCTATAGCGAAAAATAGCGAGGATACATGAATCAAGACTTAGACCAAGCGGTATTATCTGGCGATGAAAGCCTTATCGATGAAGCACTAGACGGGATGGAACTTGACGAAGCTCTACTGTTCGGTGAAGAAGGTGAAGATTTCGACCAAGATGACACAAACCAAAATATCGAAGCTGAACAGCCACCAGCAGAAGAAAGTAACTTACCTGAAGTTATCGATACTACTGGCGAGATTGATGCAGCGAAGGGGAGCGAAGCCCCGGCAAGTGATCAGACTGGTGAACAGAATAATGCAGGCTATACAGAAATTGACGGAAAGCTTTACGTCGAAGTGAACGCAGACAATGCGGCTGTAGCTAGTAAGAATGGTAAACATACTATCCCTTACGAAGTGCTAGCCAAAAATCGCGATAGTGCTTCAAAGCTTCAGGATGAGCTATCTCAGTTAAGACAGGAACTAGAGCAAGCCACAACAGCAAAGCAGAAGAACGAGATTCTTACTCGCCAGCTGGAAGAGGCAGGCATTACGCCCGATCGTCTACCTGAAGAAATGCTTAATGATCCTCAAGCTATGCAGACCATTATCGAAGAGATTGACGGTCCAGCAGGCCAAATCATTGCTGCAATGTTCAATAAGATTCAAAGCGAAAAGCAACAGCCACAACAGGAAAGTAAACCACAGGGCAACAGTGATCCCTTGGAATCCCCTGAACTGGCAGAGCTTAAAGGGTGGATGAACGGTGATAAAGACCGTTGGGACGCCGCCGTTAGTATCGATGCTAAGTTGATGAATGATCCTAAGTTCGCAGGCGCATCCGTGGAAGAGCGTTTTGCTGAAGTGCAACGTTTGGTAAAGGCGTCATTCAGTGACCCCGTTGCCGAATCTGTTAACCAGGACTTGCAACAAAATCAAGCTGGTAAGCAGCCACAACAGCAACAACCGACCCCACAAGCGCAAATTCCTAATTCACCATCCTCTTTAAGTGGCGGTAATTTAGATAACTCCCAATCAGCACAGCAAGCAATGCTTGATCAAGACGTTCATGGTCTTGAATCGGCAATGAATACTATGTCGGCTGATGATTTGGAAGCGCTACTTATGGCGGCCAGTGAATCCTTATAGAATCTTAAGGGTTTAAAGATTATGGCTATTACTAAGGCTCAAGCAGCTAAAGCATTTGGCGCGGCGTTGTTCACTCACACTCGCCGCCAAACAACATTTGTAAACATGCTGACAGGTGCGGCACCACAAGGTGCCAAAGCTGACAAGAACAAGAACAAGAACCAAACCGAAGCTGGTGCGCCAGTCGTTATGATTAACGATTTGAGCAAAGGCGCGGGTGATTCCGTAGAAATGGATCTATTCCACAACCTTTCTCGCCGTCCAACTATGGGCGACAAGAAAATCGAAGGTCGTGGCGAGAGCCTAGACAAAGTGACGTTTGACTTGGAAATTAACCAAGGCCGTCACAACGTTGATTCAGGTGGCCGTATGTCACAGCAGCGTACTAAGCACAACTTACTGCAAGTTGCTCGTACTATGCTTGGTAACTACTTCAACGACCTACAAGATGAAATTGCTACTTACCAGCTTGCTGGTGCGCGTGGTGACTTCATGCCTGAAGATATGATCCTACCTACAGCTGACGATGCTGAGTTTGACGAGCTGGTAGTTAACAAGCTGCAAGCACCAACTTACGACCGTCACTTCTTTGGTGGTGATGCTACAGGTATCGAAGACCTAGACGCGAGCGACAAGCTAACGCTATCGAAGATTGATGATCTTGCGCTGTTCCTTGAAGAAATGGCACACCCAATCAAGACCATCAAGTTTGAAGCCGATCAGCTTAAGAACGAATCGCCGTTCTACGTTCTTTTCGTTACTCCGCGTCAATGGTCTGATTTCTGGGCCGATGCGCAGGCAAACGGCAAGATCCAAGAACTTATGGCACAAGCTCTTAACCGTTCTAGTGGTTTCAATCACCCGTTGTTCAAAGGTGACCGCGTGATGTGGCGTAATATCCTAATCCGCAAATACTCTAAACCAGTGCGTTTTAATGCTGGTTCAGTGGTTACCGTGTCGAACAATGACGCAAAAGCTACAACCACTACCAAGGAAGTACCGGCAGGCCTAACAGTAGACCGTGCAATCCTGCTAGGTGGTCAAGCTCTAGCGAACGCTTACGGTAAGACGACTTCAGGCGCTCAATTCAAGATGACTTCGAAAAACGTAGACCATGACAATGGCCGCGAAACTTCGATCGCTTGGATGAACGGACTTAAGAAAGTTCGATTCGAAGAGAAGAACGGTCGCCAAAACGACTACGGTGTTGCGGTGCTAGATACCGTTGTATCTATGGGCTAATACGATTGGCCGTCAGTAATGGCGGCCTACTATCGTTTCTTATATAGGAAATAGAGTTATGGCTAAAATGATTCCTTTGGCGTCTTCAAAGAAGACTATTTATAACGGTACTCATGGCAATGCTTCGGTTGCCATTGGTGGTGCCAGTATCACGGCTGAAGCCGGTGATTCCGTTAAGCTTGCCGTTCTTGATGTTGGCGTACAGCTAGTTAACGCAACTGTTCACAATGCCGCTTTTGGTGCCGGTGTTAAAGGTACTGTCTACTGTGTGCCGAAAGGTGAAGCCGTTGCCGATAAGTACAAGGTGACGGGTGAAATTGACCTGTCTTCATCTAAAGCAACGAACAGTGACGACAATGGTTGGTTCCCGACTCAACTAGAAGACGTTAAGCGTGACGTAATCATGGTTATTTCTGGTGCTAACGTAACAGGCAAAGAATTGAAATACCGCATTACCACAACCTCGATTGGTAACTTGTAAGTCAATTTAACCTGGTAAGAAAGCCGCTCATTTGGGCGGCTTTCTTTTTTATGGGAAATATTTTTACGGCTCATTTATTATACTTAAGTAAATTTTATTGTTTTGAACGTAAACTAAACAGAGGTGTGACAATGGCAATGAAAAAACGAGTGGCCTATGTAGGTCCAAAGGAAAATAAGCGAATCACTATGGGTGGTCGCAAGTTCATTTTTCCAAAAGGTAAGCCCGTTGAAGTAGAGGAAAGCTTTGCTTACCAACTTCTCGACTGCAAAGGTGTGTTTGTTGAGCCTGAAGATATTGAAAAGGTTCTAGAAGAGCAAGAAGCCACTAAGACAGCTCAAGAAGCCGCACGAAAAGCCGCAGAAGAAGCCGCTAAGAAAGATTTGGTGGATAACTCAGGCCTAGTGATCGTTAATGGCGAAACATTTGATATCAACAAGTCTACTAACGCAAAAATCAATACTTGGATCGTTGCTGAAGGTTTAGATATCGATGTTAACAACGTTGAACGTCTAGAAGATGAAACACCTAAGCAAGCTCTAGTGCGTGTTGTTCGTTTGGCTCTACATGAGAAAAACGGTAACCCTGAAGCTCAAGAAGAGGCTTAACCTATGGGCGCACTGTTCGATCTAACCTCGCTGGTGCGCCGTAAGTGTCCGGGCATTATGGATATCATGATGCTCGATGCTTTGGCTAGCTCATACCGCGAGTTCTGCAATAAGTCTGAATTCTTAACTAGCTCTCTAACCGTTGACAGTGCTGATGAGTCAACACCTGTTGTTATTTCTCCACAGGCAGATCATACAGTGCTCAAAGTTGAGTCAGTCATTGAAACCCAAACAAGCGGCAAGCTTGTCGAACTCTACCTAAATGAAGACTACACCCGACCAAAATCAAACGGCCTTCAGTTCAATAAGCCAAGACAAGCTCTAAAAATTACCTATGTGGAAGTGCCAACCGCTATTGCCGATCCAATGACCATGACGATTGATGACGACATTATTAATCGATATGGCGATGTGATCGCTATTGGTGCCGCTATGGAGTTGCGATTAATGCCAGCACAACCATGGACCGAGGCAGGGCTAGCGGAGGTTTATTCTCGCGAGTTTATCGAAGGTTGTCGCAATGCCTACCGCGATAAGCGCGAAGAGTTCACGGAATTCCGAAACCAACCAAGAAAACACCAATTCTTTTAAGGAGCCTTGATCATGGCGAACACTCCATGCAGCAAACTAATCAAAGAGGCCGCTAGGCTGGTAGTCGATAAGAACATGATCCGCTGGGATAAAGAGTTTTGGATTGATGCCTATAACGCTGCCGTCCGTGCGGTACTAGCCGTAAGACCAGACGCGTTAACTAAAACTGAAATGGTTACCTGTATTGCAGGCACCACCCAAGAGATCCCAACCGATGCGCGTTATTTGATTGATGTTCTTCGCAATGACGGCGGTTCAGCGATCAGCGGTCCCATTTCTTTGAAAATGTTCAACGACTACCGACCAGACTGGCGCGGTACTTCAGGCGCAACGCAAGCAAGCGGTTACCTATATGACGACCGAAACAAAGACAAGTTTTATGTTTATCCCGGCGTAGCTGAAGGGGTGAAAGTCGAATGCGTTTTTGCTTGGGAACCTACTGCAATTGTAGAAGCCGACTTTGATGCGGATTTAGTCAGCGAACTGAACCCAATGTACGACAACGCGATCATTGAATGGCTGATCTATCGTGCGTTTAGCGAAGACTCAGAAATCACCGCGAACAACCAGCGAGCACAAACCGCTATTTCAACATTCCGATTACTACTAGGCGATAAGACCAACGGCGATAACGCGAACTATGCGCGTAATCAAGAAGAAAACAACAGACAGTATTAAGGGGTAAGCCATGACTACGGCCTTTTATCGCACTGGCACTGTAGCAGTAACGCAAAACTCAAAGGTCGTTACTGGTACAGGAACAAATTGGACAACAGGACCAACCAAACCACTCGCTGGTGATGTGTTCATTTTCAACAACAAGATGTATGAGATTGATAGTGTTGTTTCTGATACGGAAATTCTTCTATATCGAAACTTCGAAGATTCAACCGCTTCAAGTAAGAGTTACGCGATCATGCGTAATGCTTCATTAAACATATCGGCACGAATTGCCGCCCAAGTTGCTCAAGTCGTCAATCAAAAGCAAATCATGATTGATGAGTTCCACGACTTTCTTACCAATAATACCGATTCAACAGTTCCACTAACTGACACTCTCGGTAATGTAATTAATGTAATGCCGATCCCTGCGCTTTCTGAGCATAGTGAGGCTGCAATTGCGAACGTAGAAAGCGCCTCGACCGCCGCAATCGACCTTGCTCTTGCTGACTTCAATGATAAATCAAACATTTTAACTGCTGCTGCATCATCTGCCGTTGAGGCTATATCTGGTAGCAAGTTGGTTTTGGTTTCGGATGATTTTGGGGCGGTGCATTTAGCTAGACGATTTCCTGTTTTTACTTATGAGGATCTTGGCATTGCAGGATGCCCGTTCACAGGAATAATGGACGCATTTAAGCGTCATGATGGGTCAATACGACCTTACATTGATGTTGCTGTCCATGAAATGTCCAACGTTAGCGGTAGGGCTGCATCTGCGGCAGGATTACCACCGTGGACCAGTATCAATACCGATGTAACAAGAGCTAAGTGTCAGGAGTTACGTTCAGACGCGATTATGGTTGGGCGGTATATTGATGCAATGCTGGGCTGGTTGATGATTGCAAGTGGCTTTCAACCAAGAGGAAATACTGAGTATGGGCGATCGCATTCAAACAATGGCGAATTTGGACAGAGGGCTGATGGTCGAGTTTCAAACGATCGTAGCGGTGCAGCGGTAGTGCTAACGGGCACGGGTCCAGACGCGTGGCGCCATGATGGTACAGCTTTTGGGGTGTCAAACTGGGTTGGCAATGTATGGGAGCGAGATGAGGGCTGGAAGCTGGTTGATGGTGAGATATATGTGTCTGAATATATGGGCCAACCTGAGGTTGAGTGGGTCGCAACGGGCAGGTATATAAATACTGGTCACAGGTTCAGTATGGCAAAAGAAACAACAGGCTCCAGCAATCAGGAGTGGCGCTTATTTACGAAGGACGCTGACTACATAGAGCATGAACTACTGCAAAGGCTACTTATAGAGCCAATTGATTGTACAAAAGTTTTGCAAGGTCGATTCTATTACAACGTAGATGGAGAGCGCTTCCCCCTTCGCGGTGGCCGCTGGAGCAACGCGGCTCTTGCTGGTCCGGCGGCTGTCCACTGCAACGACGAGCGTTCGAACGCGGGCAGCAACATCGGGGGTCGCTTCGCTTTCGCGTCTTGATCCTTGGATCTAGTGTTTTGATATCTGCGCGGTAGCGCAGTTTGTGAGATTTAATTGAATAACGAACTAACAATTCAAACCAAAACAAAGGAGATGATGCTATACGCTTTCATCTGCCTTCGGCAGTACCCAAAGCATGAGCGTTTTGTTCTTTGTGCGGAGATCAGAGTCTGTATATATAAAATCCTAAGACTAACCATCGTCGCATCGAAGAGGTATCACAAAAAGACGACCATTCAAGATTTAGATGTGGAGCTGGCAACTCTTAAGTTCATGGTTAGGGTGTCGCACGAATTGAAATATATTAGCGACAGGCATTATGAGAACTGGCAAAGAAAGATTATTGAGCTGGGTAAGATGACAGGTGGCTGGCTTAAGTCAGTAGGTTAAGTTAAACAAAGGTTCTCGCATTACTCGCTTCCCCCTTCGCGGTGGCAACTGGAACAACGCGGCTAATGCTGGTCCGGCGGCTGTCAACTGCAACAACGAGCGTTCGAACGCGAACAGCAACATCGGGGGTCGCTTCGCTTCCCTTCAAGGCCAGAAGCTGCATCACTTAAGGGTGGTCAGTCAGTGCAGAAAGAAAGGATGCGAGGTCCGCTGGCAGGGAGCCGAAATTTAAACGATACGCCGGAGAGATCTGGCGTAAATCAAGGGTATTTATGTACGAAGAAATCGTATCTTTTGACAATCTAATGCTTGCAGCTTCTGAAGCCGCTAAGGGCAAGAGGTACAAGGCGCCAATAATGTCATACATGGCTAACGTGGAAGAGAACGTCATCAACACACAGAATCACCTTGTGTGGGGTAGCTATACTCCGTCACCGCATAGGCAGTTCTTTGTCTTTGAGCCAAAAAAAAGGCTGATATCAGCACCGCCATTTGCCGATCGGGTTGTACATCATGCCATTCACAAGGTTGTTGAGCCTGTTATCGATAAACGGTTTATACATGATAGTTATGCGTGTCGAGCGGGGAAAGGAACGCACAAGGGGGTAAGTAGAGCTCAAAAATTCATGCGGATAGTTAAGAGAAATCACGGACGCGTTTATGTATTTAAGGCTGATATATCGAAATACTTCGACAGCATAAACCACAACACACTAAAGCACATACTCTCTAGGCACATTAACTGCCCGAGAACATACTCGCTACTGTGCGCCATTGTTGATGGTCCAAACCCGAAATCTGAGCGTCTTGGTGTGGGAATACCTATAGGCAATCTTACTAGTCAACTTTTCGCCAACCTGTACCTTAACGAACTAGATCAATATGTGAAGCATTCACTAAGAGAAAAGTATTACATCAGGTACATGGATGACTTTGTAATTATCCATCATGACAAGGCTCACCTACAGAGGGTTCGGGCTGATGTTGAGCGGTGGCTGTTCGAGAATCTTCAGTTAAAAACAAACCACAAAACACAAGTGTTTCCGGTATCAAAGCACCGGGGGAGATCGCTGGATTTCCTTGGTTATCGTCTGTATACGACTCACAAGTTGATGAGAAAGTGCACAGAAAAAAGAATGAGGTACAAGATTAAAAGATTGAGGGAGAAGTATGAGGAGGGGCTTATTAGTCAGGAAGAGGTGAGATCTGTCATTGCTAGTTATGTCGGATGCGCCAAGCACGCCAGTGCGCATGGGTTGTTAACTCGCGTTCTACAAAAACCATTTACGAGGAAGTGTAAAGATGAATGTATTTAATTACTACTGGAAAGGGCAGCGACAAACGAGAACCGACTTGCCATACCTTGAAGCGCTAACCGAAGGGGAGGATAACGCCACTGACATTATTGATGGAATAAAGGCCAGCGAAGAATTATTTAAGAGCGAGAGGAGTGTTGATTAGCTGTTTTTGGCTGGCGCCTTTGATTTGGCGATGTAGATTGTTTGGGGTTTGAGGTGTATTCATGGTTGGTAGTGCAAAATTCATAGCAAGACTCGCGCTCACGGCGCTTGTGCAGATTGCAGTGGCACTCTATATGAAGGGTGGGGCTGGCGCCTCATCTGGGGTTTTAATTGGTGGGGTGGTAGGTATGTGTGGTGATGTTGCGGGGCGTGAGAGGGTTATGTTTGGGGGTGGGTCATGAATGACAACACTAAGTTTTTTGTAGGTATGGCGGTATCGATGCTTGTCCCTGTTATTGTTTTCTCTTACGGGCAAGGCCAAGTGAATCAAGCAATACAGCAGCTTTCTGATCAGACTTTTTCTATCAGCGGCAAGGTAGATAGTATGTCTTCGGACCTAAGTTCTGCCACTTCTCAGTTGGCGGTTAACACTTCAGATATCAGTCGAGTCGATCGCAGCGTTAACAGCATGCAAAAGGGATTAGCTGAAACGAATGCTCGAATTTCGGTTTTAGAATACTCAAGAGGTATTGCCAACCATGCCAACGATTAACGTAAACCAATTCGCCGGGGAGCGTCCAAAGTTTGCGCCTCATTTGTTGCCGAATGAGAGCGCAACCAAGGCGAACAACTGTGATTTTGATGTTGGTACGCTAAGGCCTTATAAAAACGTTTTAGATACTGATGCGGGGATAGCTGCCAATTCTAAAACCATGTACCGCTATCAAGATAAGTTTTGGCTAACTTGGCCGGTGGTGGCTGATGTAGTTCTTTCTCCAATTGACCAAGATCCTTGGGGCCGCGTTTATTATTCTGGTGACGGGTTCCCTAAGGTGACCAATAACCAGATCCTTGCTGGCGATGGTGTGCCAGTGCATTACCGCTTAGGTGTGCCAGCTGGTAAATCGGGAATGGTTGGGACCGTTATTGATCCTAATCCATTGCCGACAGCTGATGATCTGTCCGACGATGAAACGCGATTCTATGTTTATACGTATGTGACTGAGGCGGGTGAAGAGGGGCCGCCTTCACCACTTTCTAACCAGTTAGAAATACAGTATCCGGGCAGCAGCGTTAATCTGACCATTCCAGCCATGGCCGCGCAAGATAGTAACATCACTAAACGTAGAATTTATCGATCAGCTACTGGCGGTGGTGTGGCGGCGTTCTTTATGGTCGTTGAGCTGGATCCAGCTATTACGACATACAAAGACAGTCTAGGTACGTCAGGTTTAGGGGATCAGCTCGAATCTGAAGGTTATGAAATGCCTAATGAAGAGTTAGCGCATTTAACACTAATGCCAAACGGGATCATGGCAGGCGGCTATGATAACAACGTTTGTTTTAGTGAGCCGTTCTTACCTCACGCTTGGAACCCTGCGTATCGATTGACGACTGAACATGATGTTGTAGCCATGGCATCGGTTGGTAATACGCTGGTCGTAGGCACTAAGGGCTATCCGTGGATCTTCAATGGTGTCAGCCCTGATTCAATGACTGGTCGAAAACTGCCGTCAATGCAAGCTTGTGTATCTAAGCGCTCAATGAAAAACATCGATAGCTTAATTATCTATGCGGCCCCTAGTGGGCTAGTGGCGTTCAATGGTAGTGACGTTATTTTGGTGACAGAGGATGTGATCACCAAGGAACAATGGCAAGCATTGGAGCCTGAAACGATTGAGGCTTATTACTATGACGGCAATTACATTGCGTTCTATGGCGAATCGCTAGATAAAGCATTTATCTTTAATCCATCACGAAGAGATATTGTGTTCTTTGATTTGGGTTTTGATGCAGCTTACGAAAGCCTTGTGAACGGCGAGCTCATACTGAAAAAGCAAGACGGTAAAATCGCTAAGTGGGCCATGGGTGCAAATATGGACGCGGTATTCAAGAGTAAAGAATACCGAGGCTTGTATCCTACTTTTAGTACACTGTATGTACTTTCAAAAGACAACTCACAGGTTGGTATTCGTGTGATTGTTGATGGTCAAGTCATCCATGATTTTACGCCGTCTAATGTTCCTGAAGGTCCATTCAGAATACCAGCCGCACGGGGCAATACTTGGCAATTCGAAGCATATGGCAATGTTGAGATCACGCGAGTTTGTTTATCCACCAGCGTAGCGGAGATTTATGGCTAATGGCGACTAAAACACTTCAAGGGAAGCTTGGCAGCAAAAAAAAGCCCGGTAAGTTCCAGTCAATACCGCAAAAGCAAAGCGCCGATCCGGTGCTCGATGCGATATCAGAAAACATTTCTCAACTGACAGGTCAAAGGGGAACAGGTGGTAAGAAGGCGGTACTTTGGGAGGATCTTGAAGAGTTAGGGGTCGCAAGTCTTAATGGCGGCAATTCACAACTTAAACCTGGCTTTGGTAGCAGTTCTGGTGGTTCAGGGAGTGGTGGCGATATTACTGCGCCAGAATACGTGCAACCTTCGAAACCGAGGGGGGTAGTTGGTAGTGCTGGATTTGGTATGGCCACGATTACTTGGGATACGGCTCTTTATAAAGGCCATGCTTACACTGAAGTATTCCAAGGTGATGTGGATGTTTTTTCACAAGCTATTCGCATTGGCACAACGCCAGCTGATATTTTCACCGTATCAACTGACTTAGATGCTGAAAAATATTACTGGATAAGGTTTGTCAATATTGTTGGTGAGCGAGGTCCAATTAATGATACAAGCGGGATTCACCTAACCGCAGTTAAGGATCCGCAATACTTACTAGATTTGATTAGAACTCAAATCCCAGACCTTGATGATTATGTTACAGGCCCAGAGCTGCAAGAAGACCTTCAACTATATGTTGATAAGCAAGAGATCGATGCGTACCTAAAGCTTGACGATTTTGTTGATGTGGCTATTAACACGCCGGAGCTCGTCAAAAGAGAAGAGCTTGATACATTAATCACAGTCGATGAAATGGTTAACTATGCGACCAAGGTTGACTTGGAGACTTTGGTCAATTTTTCTGATTTGGGAGAGTATGCGACTAAGGCAGAGTTAACCCCTTTTTTAACCGATGCTGATATTTCAAACTTAGCTAAGAGAGAAGAATTAGAGCGGTTTGTAGATGTAGATGTAGTTGATCGACTTCAGAATATGATTGCTGAAGGAGTTCTTGAAAACTCCATAACGGTTGATCAGCAAGTTAGCGAGGTTAAGGCGGGAGCGGCGACATTACGGGCTACGTTAAAAAGTGAGTACCATACCGCAGTAACGACCAATGAGGCGATCGCCGCCGCTGTTCAAACGGCAAAGTCAGAAATTGAAGATCCTGAAGGCTCAAGCTTGGCGGCTACCGTCAAGAATACCTATGTAACTTCAACGACATTCACTACGGCCCAATCGCAACTTAAGCAAGAGTTACAGAGTAACATTGATGGAGTGAGCTCCACTTTGGTTGATGATTACTATACTAAGGCTGAATCCGATTTGGCTTTATCTCAAGCTAAGACCACGTTAACTAGTGATCTTAATGATGTTAAGGCGAATATTACTGACAACTACTTAACAAAAGTAGAAACGAACGCCGCCGTTGCACAAGCAAAAACCGACCTTACCAGCACCATTGATGGTCTAGAGGCTCAGGTCTACCAAGATATTTATACTAAGGTTGAAACGGGTGGAGAGATTGACGCAGCGATCAGCCAGTTAGATACAAAGCTTCAATCTAATATTGACGGCGTAACTAACGAACTGCATGAAAGCTATTACACCAAAACCGAGACGAACGGCCAAGTTACAACGGCGGTATCGAACGCTAGCCAAGCGTTAACGGGCGAGATTGACGGCGTAAAAAGCGACTTAGCAACAAACTATTTCACCAAAACCGAAGTTGGATCTGAAGTTTCAAGCGCTATCACTCAGGCGTCTACGGCATTATCCAGCGAGATTGATGACGTTAAAGCTGATTTAACAACGAACTACTACACGAAAGTGCAAAGTGATGGTGAGATAGAGAGCGCTATTTCACAATCTGAAACCAAGTTGCAAACGAACATTGATGATTTGGCGACAAGTGTAGGCACCAATTTTTACACTAAAGCACAAACAGATGAGGGTATTAGCACAGCGGTAGGCCAAATCGAAACTAATCTTTCGAGTGATATTGATGGTGTTAAGGCCGATCTGAATCAGAACTATTACACCGAAGCGGAAACCGATGGTGCGATCGCCACATCGACCAGTCAATTAAAGACTGATCTACAAAATGGCATCGATGGTGTTAATGCTCAATTGGCCCAAAATTATTACACCAAGACCCAGACGGATGGTGAAATATCTACAGCGGTCACGCATGCTCAAACAGAGCTAACAAGCGAGATTAGCGGGGTTAAAGCTGATTTAGATCAAAACTACTTAACCAGCGTAGAAACAAATAGCGCTATTAGTCAGTTAGAAACGACCTTTAATTCCACACTTGACGATAAAGTAAGTGCGGTTCTTGGGACTAGCTACTACACGAAAACTCAAACTGACGGTGAGATTGACACTGCGATCGCTCAGTCTGAAACTAAATTGCAAACGAACATAGATGATTTGGCGGCAAGTGTAGGCACCAACTTCTACACCAAAGCGCAGACAGACGACAATATCAGCACAGCATTAAGCCAAATCGACACCAGCCTTTCAAGTGAGATTGATGGTGTTAAGGCTGATTTGAATCAAAACTATTACACAGAAACAGAAACCGAT